CAGAAACATCGTCAAAGACCGCAGCCAAACCGTCGTCTCCACAAGTAACAAACTTGTTGAGCCTGAAGGCAAGCGATAGCGGGATTCGACGCTTCCGGGCAACCCGGGCGACTGACTCTGACCACCAAAAGAGGTGGATCAGAGACAGAATCGCCCAGGTGGTCGGGAGCCCCATGAGTATACCCCGTTGCGTGGTCACGACCGACCCGTCGGGGTAGACCAACTTCTGAGGTCCCGTAAGGATCCTCAGAGCGTCGGTTTCCCAAGCGGGAAGGCGCCCACTCTCGGAGAGGCCGTCCACAACCGCCCTAACAAGGTCAAGAGGGAGTAGATCAGTCGCTGACTTCAAATCGGTAGAGACGACGCAGTCGCTCGTTGCCCCTTTGAAGTAGTCGAACAGATCTTGATCCTTCAAGCCCGTTAAGGTCGACCGGGACGAGGAGTCACGGCGGAGCCCTGCCAGCAGGCGCTTCCGGATGACGTGGCCGACCAGCGAATAACCACCGGAAGGAGAAGTCACCACCCTCGCTTTAAGACCCCTCTCCGCCAAGGCGACGACCTTGTGAGGAGGAATCTCTCCCTCCAAGAGGTCGCAACCGTGGCAGAGCAGGGACGCGTCTTGAACGAGGGTCGCCACGTCCTGTGGCGGGAGGTGACTCTCCAGTTCGGCGGAGTAGGCAGCAGCCTTAGGGTGAACCCCCAAGTCGGCAACGAAGCCCCGGAGACCACCTTTCCCGCTTGTCCTTTCGGCACAAGCAGACAAGGTTGGAATCCCGGGCGACGCGGCTAGCAAGGGGGAACCTAGGTGCCGTTTACCCCACCGGGTAGCGAAACGTCTCGCAGAAGCGAGAACGCTAGCGTCCGTGGTAAATTGACTGGTAAGGTTCTCACGATGTTCCTTTAAGGCTGACAAGCATTTGTCCCGAGAACCGGGGGGCAAGGCTCGGCCCAAGAACGAAACCTGCGCTTGCACGTTGGTACCAGATCTTTCGATCCAAGACTGACGCGCGGCGGCGGCTTCCTCCTTGGCCCTAGCCAAACCCTCTTCGATTCCTCGGGTGCTTGCCGTCTTGATTGAAATCTGACGAACCCTGTCAGGAAGTCTGGCATCTCCCGCGGTAGCCCCGCAAGCGTGCATCAATGCGCTCAGGGCTTCCTCTAGGAATACAGTCCTATCCTTCGCGGCCTTGCGTGCCCCGCCGGCTGGACGTCGACAACGACGTCCCCGGCGGGGGGCAGGGGTCGGAGAGGGGTAGGCGGTGTCGGCGACCATCACTGGAGCCGAGACCGTTCTACTGATTCCCATCGGAGGAAACTCGTCGTCATAAGATGAGTTGCGAGGCAGTGGGAGAAGCTCTGGGGGAGACCGGCGCCAACCCGTCCATGCCTGTTCCTCCTTGACCTCGCCATTGGGTGGTATCTGCGGATTTAGCGATCCGCGATTCACACAATGGTTTGAGGTCGTGGGAGCAGGTTTAGGGCGAGTCGGCGGCGGCCTCCTCGGGCGTCCGGCTAGCCAAGCTAGACGCCGCCTCAGTGGGATGGGGGTGACTATCTCGCAGAAGCGAGATAGCACCCCACCGGGGTACCTAGGCAGGTACCCCGACTGGTGTATTGCTA